GGAAAGGCTTCCGACCAATGATACGGGTTACACCAGGCTCCAGGTCGGTTGTGATGATCGTGTCTGAACCAGTCCCGTTGGCACGGGTCATGGTGGTAGCGGACTTGACATCCATGTTGAAAGCCTGCATCCCCTTGACACCTTTCTGTTCCTTGATCTTGTCCAGGTTCTTGAGGTAGGTTTCTGCCAGGATTGAGGAAAGACTTTTCGACCCTTCACGGGTATCAACTTGGCTGTCCTCCTTGAGCTTCTGTATCAGGAGACCTTGTTCCTTGACCTTCTCGGTCAGGGCGTCCAGTTCCTTCTTGTCAATCTTGTCGGCGTACTTGGCTTCAATGTCACCGATTTTCTCATTGAATTTGTCAATGGTCATGGTGCTTGAAGCGTACTTCGAGAACAACCCATCAGCCTCCTTCTTGGCCTCTCCCAAAAGAGCCTCGGCCAGGGCCTTGTCCTCGTCAGAAATGGTTGCGGGCAGGGCCATTGCGAGGGTTACAGCCCCGAGAAAGATTGCCCCGTCGTACCCTGGGGCGCATAAAGCGGAAATCCCGACGAAAGCCAGGACAATAATTGCGAGGATTTGAAGCCGCATCCTCATGCGGTTTTTCGCTTGTCTCATCGTGTTTCGGTTTTTGTTGTGATATACTTGGCGAGCAACTCGTTTCGCTCCTTGCGGGATAGCGGCTTGGGTTCCTTCGAGTGGGTATGTCCCGGCTCGGTGGCCTGTGCAAGTGCTATATGTTTTGAAATGAGCTGGCGTAGTTCAAGTTGCTTGCTGTTATCGAAGGCGTTGATGAACTTTTCCGTCAATCGGTCAATCTCTTGTCTTTTGGTCTCGACCTCAACCGATTTCATCCCGAGAAATGGCGTGTTCTCATTGGATCCAAACGGTACGGGGGATAATTCAAACAGCCTGAGTTCGTTGCAAACGAAAGCCTGTTGGCCTTTCCAGTCGGCCCAATCGCACTTGTCCCAAACGTACCTGAACCCAATGGAGTGTTGATTCAAGGATCCGGTCTGGTATTGAATCAACGCCCGGTCGCCTTCCGGAATAGGATCTACTTCTGCCTCGAAGTACAATCCATAATCGTCTTCCTGAAGGACAACCACTTTCCCAATTAGCTCTTCAGGCTCGTGACACCATAGGAACACGATCTTTTGCGGGTTCGAGCTGCCAGGGCCATGCTCTTGGATCGACTTGGCAAAGCATCCCTTTATCAGCACATCATGGTCGTCGTCAATGTTGTTGAAGGCGGCAGCATAGCCTGTAACACGACGTTTATTCAGGTCAATGTTCAGTTCCTTGGTCGATATGGACTTGAAATAGGACGGCCTGCGAATCTCCTTCAAGGCCTTTGCTTGGTCCAGTGTTAGCTTCATGGCTGCTGTATGTTGATGGTTGGTCTGGATGAAGTGAACTGCCCTGACAATTCAAAGAAGTACTTGTCCCCGTCTGGCATTTCATCCCATCCACGGGCCTTGCGCCATTGGTTCAGGGTAATGACGTTGCTTTCAAACTCGATCTGTAGTGTAGCGGCCAAGGCCTTGGCGGCCTCGTTCTTTTCCCTCGCGGAATCTTGCAGGGCTTCTATATGTGAGAAATCGAGACTGAACTTCAACCCGTATGCAGACAGGTTCAGCCCGTCGTTTATGACCTGGCTAAAGTCTTCCGATTCTGGTATGAGCACGTCCTGGTAAAGCCATTTCTTGGCCTCTCCAACGTTCGAGAACGTTGTCCCTTCCTTGAACCCGAGCAAAAACATGGGGTACTCGAGACTGTCGGCGATCTGGCGAACGTCGTCCTCGATCTCCTCGAACAGCATGAGGTCCCGTGTGGGGAAGGTCATCGACTGCCATTTGAGGTTGGCGTTCGTTATGATAACTTGATACTGGTCACTGGTCAGGCCGTACTGCTGGAAGTCTTCTTGAACGGCTTTCTTTTCGGATGGGTCAAGGTTCAACGGACCGATAGCGTCCTTTCCCTCGTTGGATAAGATCCCTATCGCTCCACGCTTGTTGATCATGACCGACCTCGCCGAGTATGCGGAGACAATATTGTTTATCGGGTCTTTCAACGTGGAAAGCCTGGATCCCGAAAGGATACCATAGCTGGTTGACAGCCTGGAAATATCCTGGTGCGTGTCCTGGAAGAAAATAAGGCTCGACAAGTCAAGCGGGACGTTATTGAATCGAACGCTCGAAATGATATCTGCCAGTTCCATTTGCATGATCCACTTGCCGGTGAACTGAACCTGTAGCATCTCGTTTGGAAGGACCCACATCGATACAGTGTCCTCTGGCTTGAACCCGGCAGGGGACATGCAGAAAATCACGGCGTAGCCGTAAACCCTGTGGTAAACCTTCGCCTGGCTTATGAACTGGTTCCAGGTCTGTACCGGGTTTGGCTTTGTAAAAAGGCGGCGGATCCTTTTCGTGTCGGATGACTCGCGTGCCAGCTCGTTACCATCGAGATCTGTCAGCCTGACAAGACCATTGGAGAATGCCTTTGCTTGACGGTTAATAATGGCACCTACTGGAGCGCATTCAGAGTAGGCTCGACCCCATGCAGAGGGTGTTTTGAACGAGCTTGACAAGATCGTTCGTCCACCATTGGCAAGAGATATGTACTCGATTGCTGAGGCGCCTGTCAACTTGAAGGCTTGCTTCAACAGGAACCCCCCGACAGTTTTTTTCAGCCCCATGAAAAATCATTGGAGCGTCAATAATATCACACAATTTAACGAAAGTGCAAAAAAGTATCTCGACCGCAAGGGCCTTTTTTCAACTTAACATACTGGTATTCAATAAAAAGTTTTGCGTTTTTGCCTGTTGGAAACTTTATTGCTCCCTTAGTTTCATGGTCACGCGGTATCGCAAACCATCAAGGAGGTGATTATACTTGTCTACCGGCTGGTCAGTCGGGTTCTTATCCCTGTCCATGGCCCACTTGTACTCCTGGTACTCGAACCAGGCATTGGTGGATGATTCTGTCCAGTAAACGTCATGTGACTTGACCATGCTTATACCGACCGTTATCGCTGGCTTGAAGCAAGGGATAATGTTGAACCCATCGATTAGTTGAGGATAACCAGGAATTGCATTGAAACCCCTTCTAAGTTCAGCGATTCGAACATCGCCACCGTTACCATAGTCAGCGATGATGAGGTCCTTCTTTGTAATCCCGAGATCGCATAACTTTTTCGCCAGAGCAATATTATCGAGACCTGACTGGTATAATAATTCCCTGCCATACACGGACTGGTATTTCGTTTTGAACTCGGCAACTGCATTCGGATCATCGCTGTACCCGAAGTCGATGCAATAAACAGACCGGGCGTCGATGGCATTGAATTGTTCATCGGTGATGACGTTCCACCCGTTGTAAATGCGTCCTTTGGACCCTTCTGAAACTAGCCCTAGAATAACCGTGTGGTAGTATTCAGAATTCTTTTCCTTGAACGATTCATATTTTTGAATCGTGCTAGCATTAATGAAACGCCTGTTGTCATGATACGTCGAAAAAATACTGGTGAGGTCAGAATCCTCACGGGCAACAGCCTTGAAATAGCCTGGGTAACCGGGTGCATCGATCAACGTGTAGTCCCTCCATATCCAATGAAATTTTGAAGGGGGGTTGAAAATCCGGATTATCTGTATTTGATTGGCCTTCGTGGTCCGCAGGGATAAATCGAGCTGGTCGAAATCATCCTCCGACAACTCGTCCGCCTCTTCTATCAGGACATGAGTGGCCCCAGCGAGTGACTTCATCTTGGCCGTTCTTGACCCGTCCTTCTGGGCCCCTTTAGATATGATCATGTTGCCAGTGGGCCTGTAAATGACCCGCATCTCGTTTTCCTGGATCGTGAAATCTGATGGATCCACCGTTCCATTATCATTGATACGGTCCTTGAAGTCCTGGAATAGCGAGTGACGTATATCAGCGAAGGCCTTCCGGATGAAGTACCCCCGGAAATATACGGGCCGGGTCATCAGGAAAAGAAAATAATCAGTCCCGAAGTGGGATCCACCACGGCCACGCCCACCCCAGATGTCAATCATGCGTGAGGTGGAGGTGAAAACCGGCATGAACGTTCGAAGGGGTGAGAACTTTGGCATGCTCTATTCAGGCAATTCCTTCATACCAGGTTCCTCGTTGGACGGTAACTCGATCACCAAACCACCGTCAATAAATTCAATGACGTGCTTTGTAGGGCCAAGCTCCTTACCCATCGTTGTATGGTCAACGTGGCGACGGTCCTTCCAATCGTTGGGCTTGCGGTTGTTCAGCCAGAAAGCAGCGGCCCCGAAATCAGGGGGGACCGTCTTTGTCGTCCGCTTAATCGAAACAACGATCTCGTTACCGTTTTCGTCAGGTACGATTTCCTTGGCTACCTCTTCGTATTGGAACCCTGTAGCCCTCTTGTACACGGCATTTTCAACTATCCGGTCCACGAATTCTTTCCCGTATTTGACAGCCTCCGAAAATTCCTGGAATCTAATCTTGTACTCGTAAAATGTTGAGGTTGATATACCCAGGTT